ACCGGCATGAGCATCACCGTGCCCCTCATCGGCACGTCCACCGCTACCACCTTCGGTTCTGGTGGCTACCTCACTCAGGACGACGCGACTGTCACCCAGGCTGTCGTCTCCCTGACCCAATACAAGATTTCCAGCCGCTTCACCCCTTCGAACCTGAAGGAATACGGCGCTGACTTCTTCGTCCAGAATTTCACCCAGACCGCTTCGATCGGTCTCGCCCAGAAGGTCATGGACGTCATCAACGCTCAGGTCACGGTCGCTAATTACGCTGCCGGCGCCGTTACTGGTGCAGACCTCTCCTACGACGAACTCGTGGGCGTGCAGAAAATCCTCGACGACGCCAAGGCCCCGAGCCCTCGCTTCGCCGTGCTCAACAGCGCTTATATCGCTGGTCTCCGTAAGGACACCACGATCGTTGGCAACAACGTCCTCGGCGCGAACATCATCCGCGACGGCGACCTCGGCATCATCGCCGGTGCCCGCATCTACCAGTTCGCCAATCTCGCTGGCAACGGCGAAGGCCTCGCTGGCTTCGTTGCTGGTCCTGACGCTATCGCCTTCGCTTCGGCTCTCCCTGACAGCATCGACATCCCGGGCTTTGAAGTCTCGAACGCTGTCGACGCCAACACCGGCCTCGGTGTGCAGGTGCTCGTCGGCATGGAGCAGTCTGGCTTCCTGAACGTCACGGCTACCCTGATGTTCGGCGCCGCTGTCGGCCGCTCGACCTCGCTCTACCGTCTCTGTTCCGCCTAATAGCGGCCTAACGGCAAACTTAAGGGGCTCTTCACGGGGCCCCTTTTTTGTGCCCCGTTGCCAAAGTCGGCATTGATAGGATGAGCCTCTACGGAACCGAACTGTTGAACGACGCCAAGGACATGATCGCGGACTTCGGCGTGGCCGGGTCGGCTACGGGCATTACATTCCAGTGTCTCATCTCCGACCCCGCCGTGATGACCGTCCTCGAAGCAGGGGGGTATATCGAGCGGACCCAGTATAGTGTCAGGCTCCCCGCTGTAACGGCCGCCTGGAGCCTCCCAGACGGGTCTAATGGGGCATCCGCGGCCACCGTGGGTGGGGGGGTCGTCATCGCCGCCCTAGGCCAAGGCAAGAAAATCGTGGCTGGCGGTCGGACCGTACGCATTACGACCCAGACCTACAAGCCTGCGTCGGCATGGATCACGCTCGTCGTCATCGACGATAACCAGTAACCCGCCGTGGTCACGGTTAGTATCCCTCGGAAGTCCCTTTCCGAATTTAATGCCATGCTGACCAAGGTGGCAAAAGAGATTGGCATGGACGCTCAAAGCATGGTCGCAAAACAGGCCATGCTTATCTGTGCCGACATGGCGACCTTTACCCCATGGATGCCCAAGGGCGGTGGCCAAGGTTTGTCCAAAGAAGCCAAGGCCGCCGGCGAAGGCGCCGTAGCTGGGGACATCCGTAAAATCTTTATCGCAGTAGGCGACCGCAACATCAGCACTCAGAAGGCTATCGTCTTTCAAAACCTAGCCCACGCCACCCAGACCAATAACCGGCCCCTGTTTGATAAGATTATCAAGAGGTCCCGCATCGAGACCCTACGCATCTCGCCGATCATGACTAAAATCCTGAACGACCAGAACTATGACCGGGCTTTCCTTAAGGCTAAGAACTACCTAGCCCGTGTCCCTCTTGCGGTAAATGAGTACGGCTTCGACTATGCCAAGGACCTGCGGAGCCATCACAACCGCGTCAAAGCCAAGTTCGGCGGACGCATCGGTCGAGACCAGCGTATCGGCGAACCCCGCCTTATGGTGGAATCAAAGCAAGAGCTCGACGCCTACATCAGGGAGCGGCAGGCCGCCGTCGGTCGCACCAAGGCTGGCTGGCTTCGTGCGCTGAACATGATCCCGAAGCCCCTGCGGGCTAATGTCGCCAGCGGTCGATTCGGAGCCCAGCTGCGAAACGCCGGATGGATTGCCCGTCACGGTGGCTCGGGTCAGGCCACGGCTACTTACTCCGATAAGAACGCACAGGTGACCATCCAGAATTATATCGGCAACATCAACGCCATCGCCGTAAAGGCTGACACGATGGCCTTAGCCTTAGGCAACCGCGTCAAGCAGATGGAGTCAGACCTTAATAAGTATATCGCCCGCACCAAGCAGCAGATGCGGCTTTGATTACTTGTCGCCGCGGACTCGGACAAACACCGGGTGGCGGAGTGAGCCCTTGGGCGTCCGCATCTGAAAGTCTACCTCGGCGGTCTGGCCGATGAGCTGAGAGCGGTTAGCCAGGAGTGATTGGCGGGTGGCGTCATCCATGCCTGTCCCGACGCTGACGTCTCGGCGTCCGCAGCGCACGACGATGTGTCCAGCCATCCCAGAACACTTGCCCGTGCCCTCGACGATGTCCACGATCTGGCCGTCCGTGGTGTCGGCGTCCTTGACCTTGAGCCAAGCCCTGGAGCGAATGCCGTGGGCGTAAGGGGCCGCGGTATCCTTGACCATGGCACCCTCGAAGCCCTCGGCGGTAAATCGGACAAAGGCGTCCTCGGGGGTGCAGGAGACGCTGGGGATGAGCAGGAGGGAGGAAGGGTAGGACTGGGCAAACAAAGCCTCCAGCGAGGCACGGCGGGTGCTGTAACCGCCAGCCACGGAGGGCAGGTCGAACAGCCAGACCCGGGCATCGTCGGCAGGGGCTTCGGAGCGGAGGTCGCCGACCGAGGTAAAGAACGATTTGCCAGACACGGCCTCGCCGTCGAGCACCCAGACACCCTCACGGCCAGAGAGCAGGGACAGCACCTCATCGGCCAGATGGTCAAGGGACGGCATGGGGTTGCCGTTGCGGGTGGCGAACTCAACGCGGCGGGCGGACAGGTCAGCGGTTATGATCACGCGAAGTCCATCGACCTTGGGTTCGCAGACATAGGAAGCGGGCAGGGTGCCGTCATACAGGCGGGCCAGCATGGGGACGCCACGGCGCTTAGGGCTGCGGGCCTTGGGCTGACGCGGAACCACGTCCTCGAAGATGGCGAAGAAGGCGGCTAAGACTGGGTCCTGTTGGCAGAGCATTGGTGGAACGACTGAAGCAAAGCACCCCGCCCCCGTCTGTCAAGCCCCTTTCCCTACCAAAGCGAGCAAAGATACAATGGGTACGAAAAGCATTAGGCACATCGTCGAGGACACCCTCCAGACGTACCTTGCAAACGCCGCTGGCCTGTCGATGGTCATCTTCGTCACGGGCGACAGTAACAACACCGCCACCCTTCCCAAGTGCATCGTGCTTTGCGAGTCCGCCCGGGCTCCTGCCGACCTCCCCGAGGGCGAGGGCAACTACTCTTGCTCCGTCCGCATCACCCTGTTCTCAAACGCCGACGACACGACCCTCGCCGATCACCGTGCCCGTTGCGCCTTAGTAGTCGGCAATATGCGTGACGTTGCCGCCATCAAAGCCAAGTTTACGGACTTCGGTGACGCGTCCTGCTATGACGTGACCATTGGCTCCGAAGACGAAGGGGTCGACGAGCGCTCCTGGGCGACGGCCTTCACTTTTGACGTCCTCGTGGTCTTCCCCGCGTAAGGTTACCAAACCAAGCAAATACAAATGGCCGCTATCTCTACTGGAACGACCTGCCTCTACGGTGTCGAAGGTACTGTCTCGAACCTCTTCGTGCAGTCCTACAGCCTGTCCTCCACGTTCAACGCCGAGGCCACGGTGGTCGATGAAGACGGCCTGACCGTCACCCATCGCCTCGACGACCGCAAGTCCGAGATTACCATCGAGGGCATCTGCAAGACCGGAGTAATCCCTGACCTTGGCGCTGAGTTAAGCTTTACGCTTCAGGCTGATTCCGCCTATCCCTCCGGAAGTGCCACCACTGCTTTCGTTGGATTGGTGACCAAAGTAGACGAGAAGGGCTCCAACAAGGGCTTCACTGCGGTTTCGGTAACGGCTGTCTCTTACGAAGGCATCGTCTAATTGACTTAGCCCAAAGCGGGCTACACTAGGCGGCATGGACAAACGCTTCCTAGCTGCCTTCATCGACCCGGCACCTTTTCGGCTGCTGGGTCGTTCGCTTTACCCGTGGTGCCTAAAGTACCGGGTACGCCTGATGGCCTTCGACTCCCCGCTGGTCACTGGCTCCCGCGGCGTCACCCCTGCCGACCTTATTTTCGCCTGCCAAGTGTGCGCTGAAGAACCCCTGGGCGACATTGGCTGGCGCGATCAGCTGAGGATGATGCACCTCTCCCGCAACCCTGCCAAGTTCGAGAAGATGCTGGAAGCCTTTGCCGGATACATCCTAGTGCAGGACTGGCCCAAGTTCTGGGAGCAAACTAAGAAGAGCAGCGGAGGGAGCAAGGGGGTCCCGTGGCCTTTATCCATCGTGGCAAACCTGATTACCAACGGCATCGACGAGAAGCGGGCGTGGGAGATGCCGGAGTGTCAGGCCATCTGGCTCAACTCCGCCCTGGCTATCTCCAAGGGTGCGGACGTGGCAATCATGTCGCCCGAGGAGGAAGCCTTCATGGCCGAGGAGGAAGCCAAGGAGGAAGCCGCGGCCCCCGCTTCCAATCCTGCAAAGGAAACGACTCCCTGACATGGCCCAAGACCTTACAGTCAATATTAAGACCACCTCCGACGTCCCCCAGGCGATGGACCGGGCGAAGGGTGCGACCGTATCCTTTGGCAAGCAAGTCGAGGACATCCAGAAGAAGTTTGGGACAGGATTTAAAGACATATTCCTGCGCTTCCTTGCGCCTATGGCCCTAGTCAATGCAGCAATCCAAAGCATTCAGGCAAGCTTTGAGAAGCAAAGGCAGAACATGGCTGAAGCATTAGCCTTTGCAGAACTTGGCGAATCTAAGTTTGTTAGCGCCGAGGCTCGTTATCTTGCCGCAGAAAAGAAACGCCGTGAAGCTGAAGGCTCACGCGGGAAGGCCCAAATGGGCGAAGAAGAACTAATCAAAGATTTCCTTAAGAACGATCCGCGTACTTCTGAGATTATGAAAAAGGTCAGTGGTGGAACGATTGCGGGTATGGCACAGGCTGAACTTCGCGGTAGGCTTACGCCTGGCACAAGCGGAGAAGAACAAGTGCTTGCTTACTCCGTTAAGAATCTGGAAATCCGTAAAGCCGTTCTTGATATAATTAGGTCTGAAATGGGTACTGCACCCGGGTCCGCAAAAGACAAGACCCCCACCACTTTCAAAGGCCCCGAGGGCTTCTCCAATGTCGTCGGCGTCGGCGCCAACCCGGTCATGGAATCCATGCGCAACCAACTCCTAGAGACCCAGCGCACTAACGCCCTGCTTGAGCAAATCGTCCAAGCACCCGCCGGCACAGACTTCACCAAATCAGCAGGACCGTCCCGCGCTGCCCTTCTCATCCGATAATAACTTATGGCACGCATAGACTCTGGAAACGACTTAGCCACCGCCATCCTCCAGCCTGGTTGGAAGACCACCGCTGATGGCTATGGCCTTATTACCATCTCGGCTCAATTTAAGACCGATCAGGGTGGAGACTTTGCGCCATGCGTCAGAGGTGCAGAGTTCCCAGTCGCGGCCTACGACTATTGCACGTCCCACAAGAACTCAGTCTCTTGGGATCATCTTGGTATGGCCAACCTTTCGGTGGATTATGTCGGCATTGACCCGACTGTGAACGCCGGAGAATACACAAACCCCCAGCTGACGGTGGCCAATGTGGTAGTCTCTGAAAACATCACTTCCCACGAAAACTTCCTTGTGGCGCAAGCAAACTACACCGCGGTTATTGCGGGTACGGGCTACACGCCTTCGCCCGTTGGGCCCCTAGTGGACATTAAAGACCCAGACGATTATATCGAAAAAGTGACAACCCCCGGCACGATTATTTTAGTTAATAAAAAGAACTCATGTCTTGGGGCAAACGGTTCCTGCTTTGAAGATGAAACTAAGGGTGGTCGTTTCGTAGGATTTATCGACAAGGACTTCCCTGAGTTCTATGGCAAAACCAACTATCTGACTCCCACGACTGCAATCTCTGGTCATGTTTATGTAAAGGAATCCACCCTAGTCGGTGTTTTTATGTCCAAGCTTGGAGAGTCTTCTGGGGATCAGACATGGGGCAGCACTCTACCTGAAATCGTGCCAACTTATCTTGACGTCCCATCCTACATGGGAACCTTTGGACCCGTGTTTTTGCTGTCTCAGGTTAACGTGGAAGACTTCGGCACCATCTTCAAGGTGAACTATGAAATCAGATACAGCAAACAAGGCTGGTCTGATAAGGTCTACAAGTTCAACGGGGTCACCTAATGTCGACAGGCGTCCAACCTGGTAATGGCTATTCGGTCAATACGCTTAACGGCGTATCGAGCCTATCCGTAGACAAGCCATACATTTCAGACAATAACCCGGGCATCCTAGTCGGGGTCGTTCTCCCAGAGCCCCCGATTTTCCCGGACATCAACGGCCCGGAGTTCCCTGACTTTGAATCCCTAGATAAGGTCCTGCAGTTTGAAGTCCAGACGGTGATCGTGGGCAATAACCAATACGTCCGCATCGCCAGCGGTGCCGTCAATTTCACGGTATCGAATATGCCTGAAATCTATAAGGGCATGGCGCACGACGTCAGACAGGCTTGGATTCACGCGGTGGCCGTCCGCCCAGGCATCACCGTGGTGAACGGTGGCGACTCAAGCAGCCCTTGGATGGAAGACGGTGGCTACTACGTCATGCCGGCGTCTGGAACCTATTATGTGACGATCAGCAAGATGGACATCGGCGACGCCTCTACCTCGTCGTTGCTCCAGCAGAAGGTCCCCTTCGTCTCAATCTTCTCTTCCGACGACGCCTTGTACGAAAAGATTTTCAGCGAGACCGGGCCGTCCCAGTATATCAACACGACCAACGTCCAGAAGATGGAGGGCTATGACGCAACCTCCACGGGCTTGACGGGAGACTTTGGCAACTGCCATACGACTTGGTTCCTCCCGGTCAAATGGGGCTATGCCTGTAAGATTATCGCCGTCATCGAGGCCACGACCCCGGACATCGTCGCCCCGACCGTCAGCGTCGTCCACGCGGCCACGGCCACTAGCAACGAAGTCCACCGCGTCACCCTGCCGCCTGACGTTAAGAAGTCGGGTAGCTTCCAGCTGCAATACGCCCCAGGCTTTACCAGCGACACGACCGACCCCTTCGACCCTTTCAACCCGCTTAACAGCGGCAACCTTACCGGGCAATTCCAGTGGAACCTGGCTAACGCGCTGAAGGCAATCCAAAGCCTTCGCGGTAACTCCTCCGTCACGGTGCAGGCCGAAAACAAGTTAGACATCACGTACATCGGGGAACTGGCTAACACCGCCGTAGCCCTGCCGTCCATCATCAACAATACAGTCGGGGCGCCTGCCGCTACTTACGATGTCTTCCAGAACGTCGTCGGCTCTATCGACATGACGAGCCATCCTCAGTTCCTCGGGACCACCCTAATGAACGTGCCCAACTGGGTCGAATCGGAAGACGATCCGTACAACGAGTACGAGGCCAACGACTGGAACGATATTTCTAACTACCTTCAGAAGGACGCGCTTGAAACCATCAGCCCCTCGGAGCTGGATTATTACATACTGATGTTGAGCCCCAACGATTGGACGAGTGCAAACTACAGCTGGACTAAGGTCGACGGGTGCAACGCTGAAGCCTGCAAGCATCCTTTCTTCGTCAAGAGACAGACGTCCGGCGAAACGGTCACCTTCACGGTCTGCACGGGCATGGTCAACAATATCGTCCCGAGCAACATGGACGTCGTTATCAGTTTGGGCGCCGCTTACGTTTACATCTCTTGCACCGTCTCTGGTTCCGACTACCCCGTGGCCGTCACGATCGGCTCGGGTGCCTCAATACCCGCAGACACCGACAGCAATTCCTATATCGCCATCGCTCAGATTGTCGACGGACAGCCCGAGCAGCTTGTCTCCTCGTCCCTGTGGACCGAGCGCTTCAAGTGCGGAATGGAGCCGGCCAAATACTGGTGGAGTAACGTATGATCGGCTTACCCCACCGCGTCGGCGCCGCCTTCGTCGTGCTAGGGCAGGCCAACGGCACCCAGAAAAGGGTCGGCCATATCCTGAA